GGGCGGCCTGGCAGCCGCGCTTCTTTTTGGATTGCCCAAGCTGTTTTCGCACGGGCAAACGCCGGCCGAACGGGCAGCGGAAATCGACCGCATTCTGGAAGGGCAGCGGTTCTCTCTCCCCGAGCCGCTGGAACGAGAGCTAGGCTTCGGGCGGGAAGGGTTCGGACCAGTGGACTACGGCATTGGCAACGTACCGCGAATCGCGCCGCAAATGCAGGTGAATGTAACCGTGAGCGCGATGGACTCGAGCTCGTTTCTCGACCGCGCGCCGGACATCGCCGATGCCGTCCGGCGCGCCATGCTCGACATGCACCCCATCAACATGCTGGTGCGCGAAGCGTACTAATAGGCTGTAGGCTGTGGGCTGTAGGCTGCAGGAAAAGCTGAATGCTGCTGTGCCGACAGCCTATAGCCCACAGCCCACAGCCCGATATGCCCGGCACTTTCCCAACCCTGAGGACCGGCGCCATCGCCCAATACCCGCTGACGCGCAAACTTCACCTGGGCGCTGAGGTGGTACGGTTCCTGGACGGATGCGCCCAGGCGTACCGCAATCAGACAGCGGCGCGCCAGCGGTGGGCGATCGACCTGGCGCTGCTCAACGAGACGGAAGTGGGCGCGCTCAGAGAGTTCTTCGAGGAGCAAAAGGGAGCCTGGGGAACGTTCCGTTTCACCGACCCCTGGACCGGCACCGCGTTTGACTCGTGCTCGTTTGACGATGACGTCTTCCCGGAGCAACAGGACGCGGAAGGCCGGTACGCCATCCGCCTCGTGATTCGAGCCTGATCAGAGGCCAGAAGACAGGGGTCAGTAGTCAGGAGGCTCCTGACTTTTGAGTCCTGACTCCTTCCGAAAGCCCATAGGCAGATGCCGAAGGTCCTGTCCATTCGTGGCGATTTTCCGATCGCCAGGGAAGCATGTTTCTTGACGCGCCGAAACTGCCTGGATGATGGGACGGAATATCGCACACCGGAACAGGCGGCGCCCCTTTATCGCTGGGAAATCGACCTGGGCGGGCGCAGCGACGCGGAACTGCGGGAACTGGAAGACTCATTCCTGGCGCTCGGCGGACCGTACGAGAGCTTCGTTTTCCTCGATCCGCTCACAAACCTGCTCAAGTGGTGCGAGGATTTCAGCCAGGCTGTCTGGGCAAAGTCGCACCCGGGAGATCTGGCGGTGGTCGCGGGCCTTGCCGACCCGCTTGGCGGGAATGGCGGCCGGACCCTCATCAACTATGGGCCGGTAGCAAATTCCCTCAGCCAGCAATTGGACGCCTCCCCGGCCGGACTTCAATTCACAGCCAGCATCTGGCTCCGGTCCGCCACGGCGGCAGAGGTTCAGCTCGTTTTGCACGACGGGGGAGCAGAAAGCCACTCGGTGGCGATTGTTTCCGGCTCGAGTTGGCGCCGCCACTGGCTGACTGCCGTCTTCAGCGCCGGAGCGGGGAACAAGACGGTGTTTCGATTCGATGTGCCCGTGCTAGGCACTCTGGAGGTTTTCGGCGCGCAACTGATGGCGCTTCCCTCGCCGGCCCCCTACTCGCGCACCACCACGGTCTCCGGATTTCATCCCCATTGTCGTTTCGCGAACGACGTTTTCTCGCACCGCCTGGCCGGCTTCGGCCAGAACGATTTGCGTTTGTCGATTGTCGAATTCGCCTGACCAGAGGGTCGCAACCTGAATGCTCGACCCCATCGCCATCCAGAAGGAAAAGGAACTGGCCGAGACGCCGCTGTTGTTGCTCGACCTGACGTTCGGCGACGGCACGGTTTACCGGTGGGCCACGCACGCGGCCGACTACGGCGACTGCCAGTACGAAGCGCGCGTTCTGCGCCACAACTTTTTCGAGATTCAGGCGATGAGCGAGCAGGGCACCGACCGCATTCCGCGCCTGACCCTGGTCCTGGCCAACGCCGACAGCCAGATGTCGCAACTGGAGCAGGGCAAGGGCTTCAAAGGCGCAGACCTGACCGCCACGCTGGTGTTCTACGACCTGGCGGCCGGCCAGGCCGGACCCGATTCCCTGGTGGTCTTTTCCGGTTATTGCAATCCGCCGGAAGAGATCACGGACCTCCAGCTCAAGGTTACGGCGGTGAACCGCATGAACCTGCAGCGGGTGATCCTGCCGCCGGTGAAGCTGCAGCGGCGCTGTCCATGGCGGTTCCCTTCGACGGCCAGCGAAAGGCAGGCAGCTGCATTCGACCCCAACTCGCTGTTCTACCCTTGTGGCTACTCGGCGGATGTGCCGGGAGGCCGTGGGCGGTTCGCGTCGCCAAACCAGTGCTTTTCGTGGTGCGGATATAACCGGCAGGCGTGTATCGAGCGGGGCATGTTCAACCACGATGCCGGCGCCACCCTGGCCGCGCCCGCCGGGGCGGGCGCCACCAGTATCCTGGTGACCGCCGACCTCGGCGACGCCGGACAGACAATTGATGTAGGAGGCGGCGCCGATCCGCAAACCCACTTCGCGGCCATGGAGGAAGTGCGGATCACCGCGAAAGATGGCAACCTGTTGTTTATCTCGCCGGCGTTGCGCAGGTCGCACGCGGCGGAGGAGCCGGTCGGCCGCCCCACCCGGCGTTTCGGCGGCATGGAATACGTGCCCGAGGCGATCGACGTTCGCCCCTTCGGTTCGCCTTTCTTTACCAAGTCGCCGGTGTACGGGGCGGCCGCCCGCTACAACGACCACATCCCGTTGGCTTACGGCACGGCCTGGGTCGAACCGGTCGTCACCGTGCTCCGAAACGACGGCAACCTGACCCGGATGGAGGCCATCGTTTCGCTGGGCCGCATCTCGGGCATCCTGCGGGTGGTGGTCAACGACCTTGAGATTCCGCCGGCCATCGCCGGCCGCGACATGACCGGTTCCGGCTGGTACACACTGGTTTCCGACGGCGGGCCGTGGGGCGGATTCGACCTGAACTTCACCGACCGGCAGGGCAACCCGCAAGGCGACCCCTACGGCTCGATCGCCTACCTCTCGATCATCGTCCCGAACCAAGTAAACGACGGCAAATCGGTTCCGCGCGTTCATGCGCTCGTCAACGGCAGATTGCTGGAGACCTTCTCCATCGCCGGGCAATCGCTTGGCTACAGCTTCACCAACAACACCGCCTGGGTGCTGCTCGACCTACTGAAGCTGGCTTCTTGGGAAACCGGCCAGATGGACCTGGCCAGCTTCGCGCGCGCCGCGACGTTTTGCGGCGAGCTGATACCGGCCACCGACAACGAGGGCAATCCAGTCAGCGTGCCCCGCTTCCAGTGCAACCTGGTGCTGCGGCAACGCCGGAACGCCGCGGAAGTGGTCCAGGGCGTGAGAAGCAACGCTCGGCTCTATTTCACGTATTCAACCTCCGGCAAACTGCAGGTCGGCGTCGAGAACACAATTGCGCTGGAGCAGGCAACCCTGCCGTACGGCTCCAACGCCACTGTCCCGGTGGCCGGCGGCTGGCCGGCCTATGTTTATTCGGAGACTAACGGCACGATCGTCCGGCGGGCGGATGGCTCCTCCAGCGTTCGGGTGTCTCGCCGCCCGATTAGCGATACGCCCAATCGCCTGGCGTTCGAGTTCCAGGATGTGTTCAACCAGTATGTGCAGGATTCGTTCGCGATCGACGATGTGGACGACCAGAAGGCCGTAGGCCAGGAGATCTCGCAGACACTGCTGGTGGAAGGAATCCCGACCTTCGATCAGGCCGCCCGCGTAGGAAAGTTTCAGATCGACAAGGCCGTCCGGGGCAATACATTCGTCGAGTTCGAAACCTCGATTAAGGCGGTCGGGCAACAAACGGGCCAGATCATAGCGCTCGGCTACGCGCGCGAAGGCTGGGACAACCAGTTGTTTCGCATTCTCCGGATCGCTCCCCAGCAGAATTATCGGCGGGTGCGCATCACCGCGCAGATCCATGACGATGCCTGCTACAGCGACGCGAATACCGCGGGCCCGGCCGCGGGCAGCCGCAGCCGGCAGGCGCGCCGCGGCCCCCGTCCGCCGAATCCGCTGATCGGAACGGAACCGCGCGCCGACGGCGACATGAACTGGGCGATCGAGGAAAAACAGTCTGTGGAGGCGGATGGCACGGGCTCGGTGGAACTGTCGGTGGGCTTCGCTGTTCCCGCGACATCGGTCTCGGCGCGTACGGGTCCGCCCACCGCCGACCCGGTGGCCACGGCGCAACCGACGGGCGGCTCATTGGCAGGCGGCCAGACGTTGTTCTACCGTCTTACTGCAATCGATGCGGACGGCCAGGAATCCGCGCCGTCCACCTTCGTCGGGGCCGCGATTCCGGAAGGCGGAAATACAAACGCGGTGCTGCTGACCGGCCTCCGGTTCGATTCCGCCGCCAGCTCGTTCGACGTCTACCGCGGTTCGACTCCCTCGAAGATGTTTCGCATCTGCGAAAGCCAGACGCCCGCCTCCACCTTTCGGGATACGGGATTCGAAGCTCATCCGGTTCCTCCGCCTGATGTGTGCTTCGACCATGCGGTTCTCTATTGGAAAAGGCAGCTCCTGGCCCCAGTGACGGCGGATACCTGGAGTTCCGAGACCATTGGCAACTCGGCGCTCGAGTTGGTGCCGGGCGAGTTTGCCGGCTGCCTGGTAAGAATCGCGGAGGGAACCGGCGCCGGCCAGGTGCGCATCATCGCTTCGAACACTGACACCGTTCTGACCATCGACCCGCCGTGGGCCATTGAGCCGGGCGCCGGCAGCGTTTTTTTCGTCGAAGAACCGGATTGGAAGTCGGGCAGTTCGGCTGTTTCCAGCCCGGCACGCTTCCGGGTTCCAAACCGCAAGGATGAAGTGCTGCTGGTTCAGGGGCGGGCGGCCGACGCACAAAACGTTGAGTCACCCGAATTGCTGGCCGCGGTTACCGCCTGGACCATCGGGGGCGTCGGCGCAGGCATCACTGACACCGGCGTCCCGCCGGAGCCGGTGTTTGGGGTCAGCACCGCGCGCGACGGCAATCTCACGGTTGGCCCCATGGCCTTCGGAACACTGACAAACACCAGCGGGATCACCAGCGCCACCTGCCACCTCTTTTACGCGGACGAGATCGGCGGCGCGGCAACCGAGGTGGCCCAGCCGGGCGGGATCGATTCCGATGACACTTCTTTGGAAGTCTCCTCTTCAGCCGGTTTCCAGGCGGGCGACCTGGTAGTGATCGGCGAGGAGATATGCGGCATCGACCAGATCAACGGGCTAACCTGGACCGTGAGGCGCGGACAGAACAGGACGGTCCCCGCCTCCCATCCCTATGGCGCCCGGATCGATCTGCTGCGAGTAAGGACGCTCGTGCTTCCGATGGAACCAGGCCTGATCGGTTCGCCGTGGGCCAGCAGCACGTCCAGTTCAGTTCGGCTGCCGTGCGCGCGCCTGGCCGGCGCGGAATTGTCCGCCACCAACTCTTTCGGCAGCGGGCCGGCGGCCTATAACAACTACCTGGGCGTTGTGTCCGACCCCGGCCTGCCGGGCTCTCTGCCCGGACTCCGGACGAACTGCGGCGGACAGTACACGATGCAGATGGTAGGCATCGTCTACCCGGCGGCCCAGCCCGGCCCAGACATCATCGTGGGCGAAGACGCGTCCGTCCGCGACATGTTTGCGTTCGTGGACGGTGCGCCGCAGGGCGCGCCCCTGGTCGCGGACGTGTGGCGCAACGGCGCCAGCCTGGGGACCCTGACTGTGGCGGAGAGCGAGACACTCTCCGATTGTATCAGTGGCGCGTCGTTGCCGCCTTTGCGCGCCGGCGACCGGCTGAACTTCGCCATTACGGGAGTAGGAAGCGTATTCGCAGGGCTCAACCTGACCATTGTCATTCGCAAGTAACGAGGCAACCGATGTCGTCCGTGGCATTTGGCCGTCCCTATGTGACCCCCGCTGATTTCGGCGCCCGCGGTGACGGAATCACCGACGATCGCGCCGCGATCCAGGCGGCCATCGACCACTGCGGCGGCACCCTGTTCATTCCCCGGCTCGCCGGCGACTACATGCTGAGCGATGTGCTGCAGTTGCCCAGCAACATCACCTTGATCGGCATCGGCAACCCCTGCTTGAAGCTCCTGCCGAATCGGCCGTTCCGCACACAACTGGAGCCGCCGACCACGCCCAATTACAACGCGGTCATCACCAACGCCGACCACGTCAACGGCAACCATCACATCCGGCTGCTGGGGTTAAAACTGGATGGGAACCTGGGCAACCCGGCCAATCCAAACCAGATCGTCGAGCAGGGCGGGCGTGGGGCAAACCTCGTGGTCGTGCTCTTGAACCAGGTGAGCTTCTTTGAAATCGCCGACTGCGAGCTGACCGGCGGGGTTTCAGAATGCATTTACGCGCTCGGCGGCTGCGCCAGCCCCTCGTTCGGAACCACGCACGGAATCATCTCCAATTGCTTCATCCACGACACCGGCCAGCCGGACGTGGATTCGTTGGGGTGCCATGGTGATCGCGTCGATGGCATGAGCATCTCCGGCTGCACCTTCCAGAATATCGGTTTGCGAGCGATCGGTTTCAGCAAAGGTACAAACGTTGCCGTGTCCGGGTGCACTACCATCAATTGTCAAGATGGGATACTCCTCGGTGGAACGCGTTACGCTTCTTTCTCGGGCTGCACGTTCACCAGTGTTCGTAACGACGGTTGCCTGATCGACCAGGCCGCGGATGGCCAGGTGCCGCTTTGTGTTTCCATAGCCGGTTGTATGTTCCGCGGCAAATCTGGCAACACCGGACATGGGATGAGGCTCAAAGCCGGAAACTTTATCGCAATCGGCACCTGCTCAGTGGACGGCTTCCTGTCGGACGGGTTTCTGGTGGAAACCGGTGAGAACAGCCTGGTAAACGTGGTGGCCTCGAATTGTACCGGGCACGGGATCAAGCTGAGCGGCAGCGGCGCGACAAAAAACGCACTCGGACCCTACCATGTTTTCAACTGCACGCTCGGTGATGAGGCCGAAGAAAGTGGCGCCGCGAACAACAAGTGGCGCTCCGCACACCGGCTGACTTTTGGCCTGTTCGGTGATGAACCAAGCACGGCAGGCGAGGTCCGTTATACGACCGATGGCTTAGACCTCTACGGCCGTCCCTGGTCATCGGGTTCGCTGAGCGGTCTGCTAATTCGTCTCTTGGACCTAGCCCGCGTCTGGCGTCTGGGCATCAACGGCGACCCGGACCCGGATTGGCACCTGCGTGTCTATGCGGGCGCGCAGATCGACGGGGACCTGTGCCTGCCGGCACGGGACCCTAGTATGCCGGTGTTCACCGATCCTGACAAGCAGGTGGTGACGCAGGCTATTGATTTGCTCGGCGGCTACCTGTCGAACTGCTTGCCTGTCTCGAAAGGCGGTACAAGTTGCGACACTGCTGCTGCTGCAATCGCGCTTCTCATGGCCGCATGGACCGGCGTCCTTGGGGTCGCCAACGGTGGAACGGGTTGTGACACCGCCGCCGCGGCAATCGCCTATTTGATGGCCGCCTGGACCGGCGTGCTCGGCGTCGCCAACGGTGGAACGGGCGCTGACAATGTCGGCGGCGCGCGCGCGACGCTGGATGTCTATAGCAAGGCCGAGGTGGACGCTGCGATTGCGGCTGCGCTCGCTGCTTACGTAACGGCCGCGACGTACAACGCCCATGGCCACTGGTTTGGGGTCCCCGGCCACGCGCACGGAGGCGTCACTGTTGGCAGCGGCACCTCCGGCTCCGCCGGGGCCTACGGAGACAAGACAGGAGGCCCGTACTAACGTGAATCAGCGATTTGTTTTTCTCTGCGTGGCCGCCGCAGCGGCCGTCTTCTCGGCGAACCTGTGCGCGCAGACGCGAACCAGCATCCGCGACACGCTTTACAACGCCGATGGGAGCCGTACCGCCGGTCAGATAGAGATCACCTGGAACGGTTTTCGTTCCGCCGACGGCAAGACCATCGCGGCCGGCAAGATTACGAGGCGCATCACCGATGGCGTGCTCGATCTCGCGCTGGTTCCCAACGCCGGTACGACGCCCGCCGGCACCAGCTATGCGGTTACCTATCTGCTGGCCAGCGGGCTCAGCTACGCGGAAACGTGGGTGGTCCCGCAATCGGACACGCCGGTTTCTCTTGCGGCGGTGGGCGCCAGCGTGGCGCCCGCACCGTCGGTTCAGGTCGGACAACAGCAACTTTCCGAAGGTGGAGGCCTCCAGGTGCTGCTCGATTTCTACCGGGCAGCCTCGGCCACTGCTGCGCGCGCTGGCCAATGCTACTGGAACACCACCGCCAACGCGCTCCACTGCTCGACCGGGACCGGCGCTTGGCAAAGCTACGCTCCTGGTGCTGTCACCTTCCACGCTGGCACGCATGCCAGCAACGCCACCGATCCGATCGGTATTAACGCCTCGCAAATAACCTCGGGGACCTTGGCCGATTCGCTCTTGCCGGCTGCCATCACTGGCGACAAAACTTTCAACGGTAGCATCAACATTAGACCCAGGGCGGGTGCCACCGATTTCGGGCCTGAATCCTATGCCCAGCCGACGTTCACGCCATCGCATACGAAGTGGCGTGGGGGGGGTGATTTCAGGTTTGTCGGGGACGTGCCGACCTACCTTACGGCCGTCAATAAAGAGGGCTATCTGGTCCAGGAACTCGCTGACATGGCTGTGGCGATGGAGGTGAATGCTCTCTATCATTTTGAGTGGACCCTCCAGAATGTGACCGCTGGAGATCTCGCTTGTGAAATATGGGGCGATCCGCTGCTGGGCACGATTGCGGTTGCCGATGGAACGAGCCACTTAGATTTCACATTCCCTGGTGGGTACCCTCCGTACATGTCCTGCACGGGAACTACGGGGGGATTCGAGGTCGTCAGGGTCAGCCTCAAGGAAATTCTGACCGGGAATGAATCCTATGCCCAGCCGACGTTCACGCCATCGCATACGAAGTGGCGTGGGGGGGGTGATTTCAGGTTTGTCGGGGACGTGCCCACCTACACTACGGCCGTCAATAAAGAGGGCTATCTGGTCCAGGAACTCGCTGACATGGCTGTGGCGATGGAGGTGAATACTCTCTATCATTTTGAGTGGACCCTCCAGAATGTGACCGCTGGAGATCTTGCCTGTGAAATATGGGGCGATCCGCTGCTGGGCACGATTGCGGTTGCCGATGGAACGAGCCACTTAGATTTCACGTTCCCTGGTGGGTACCCTCCGTACATGTCCTGCACGGGGACTACGGGGGCATTCGAGGTAGTCAGGGTCAGCCTGAAGGAAATGCTGAGCGGCAATGTGAGGGTTGACAAGAATCTCTATGTCGCACGGAATCTCAACGCCTCGGTCATCAACGGCGTGCTCTACGCGGACCAATTCCCGGGCGCCGATGCCGGCGCGAAGATCGCGGCCTGCATCGCCGCACTGCCGGACACTGGCGGCACCTGCGATGCGCGAGGTTTTAAAGGCGCGCAAGCCATTTCTGCCACGATCACTCTCAATAAAAGCGGCCTGACCCTACTCCTGCCGCCTCCCGGCGCGGCGACGTTTACAAATACGGCAAACCCAGCCCTTGCGGTGAGTACGGCCAGCAATGTGCTGATTGACTCCGGGAGAATCGTTCTCTCTGGGGCCAACGCTTCCTGCGTCCATTACATTGGCGTCGTTAGCAACCTGACCGTCCAGAACCAAGTCTGCGAAGGCGACGGACTAGTCGCCAGCGCCCATAGCGGCTTCTCGAATCCCTCCGGCCAAACTCTCACCAACATAAAACTTTTGAATAATACGGTCTCTAGTGTCACTCTCGGAATGAGCCTGAACGCCGCGCTTGGCGGCAGCGTCACAGGAGGACTCATACAGGGCAACCACATCACAAACGTCGTGGGGACCGCAGCCGGGACAGGCTACGGTATCCACCACTCGAACTTAGCCAGTGCTAATCCCGCAAACGTCCGCATCGTCGGTAACTATATCGAGGGGGCCCAGAGGCACTCAATTTACCAGGGCGGCGGGAACGGGGTGGTAATCTCTCAGAACACCATCAGAAACCACAGGATCGGTACGGGAGTTCCTGGAAGTCCGCTGCCGGCTATTGAGGTATCGCGCACCAATGCCGTCGTTGTTTCGGATAACTTGATTTACGCCCCGAAGGACGGGGCCATCTCTTTCGGGCCTGATGAGGTTACACCAGCCGATACCTCCGGCTGTGATATGGATCACAACGTGATCTACCTTCCAACCGGAGTGTTCGGCGGCATTGTCATCGGTTCGACGAATCCTACCATACAGCACACAGTAAGTGACGTGAATCTACGCGGAAATGTCATTTACACGAATGGGTGGGACGGAAACTTGATCTCCATTTACTCAGGGATTCGCGTGAACCTGGGAGACAATCTTCTAACCATAATCAATGCCCCTACTGTTGGCGCAGCTGTTAGTATCCAGGCATCTGATGAAGTTGCAGGAACAGCTACATATACCGATCAACTTACCTTCCGTTCAAACACGATCTACGGCACGACAGGAGCGGCAGACATGCGCGGGTTCGACATCGGTAATCCGGCAGCTACTTCGAGTGTCCGCATGGACTTCATTTCCAACCGTATTACAGCCGACTACAGCTTCTATTATCATGTGGTCCCGACCAACCCGAATATCCATGTATTCGACACTCCCGCAGACGGCCTGAACACCGCACTGCTCGCGCCGCTCCAGGTGTTCCCGTTGATAGTCACCTCCACCGAGGCTGTCGATTTGTCCGTGCTCGGCGGCGAGGCGCTGAAGAACGGCACAGATTTCGCGGGAGGAAACTGGCACCAGACGGGTGACTTCGCTATAGGTGGCGGGACCGCGACCTACACTGATAATACCCATAGTGGCGACGTTGTTCAATATGCTGCGGATCAGAACACTCCGGCTGTCGGGTCGCGGTGGTACAAGTTCGTTTACGACGTGACCACGAATACGCTGACTGGCACTCCCGTTGTTACGATCACGACTAGCTATGCACTAACGGCGCAGACGCTAAACCTGACGGTGGGGAATGCGAAGGTCCGGAACTTCAGGTCCGCAGTTGCGCCGACCGATTTTATCGTCAACATCACGGGAGCAACAGGCGGGGTTCTTGTCTTCGACAACTTCAGCCTGAAGGAAGTAGTGGGCGGTGGCGGCATCTTCAACGGCTTCATAAACTGGTCAGGACAGAAGCGGGTCACGGTGCAGTTCGACAAAACGAACGATACAACGCTGACGGACATCCCCGGCCTTTCCGTCGTTGTGCAGTCTGGAAAAACCTACTCTTTCGAGGCCATCTTATACACCACCAGCAACGTGGCCGCCGGCGTCAAGGCGGCCATCGCGGGCACATGTACGGCCACGGCCATCATCTATGAGGGATTGACGGTCAACGCGGGCCTAACAACTCAGGGGCGTGCAGTAGCTCTCAGTACAGCGGTTGGCGGCGTCACCGCAGTGACGGCGGCGCAAATGAAAATCAACGGAACGATCAGGGTAAATGCCGGCGGGACGTTGACGGTGCAATTCGCCCAAAACGTGGCCGGCGGTAGCGCTAGCAGCGTGCTCGTAGGTAGCACGTTTACCGTGGAGAACATACCATGAGAAACATTCTACTTATAGCCGTTGGGCTGCCGTGGCTGGCGATGGCCCAACCCAAGGCGTGCCAGGACGGCGACCCGATCCGTTACGTGGCGGCGACCAACGGCCTGAGTTGCGAAGTCCGCACCTCGGGCGGCGCGTGGGGATCGATCACCGGCACGCTGGCCAACCAAGCGGACCTGCAATCGGCCCTGGACGGCAAATCCGTAGCGACGCACAACCACGCCGGAACCTACGAACCGGCCTTTGCCTCCGGGATCGCCGCGCAATACTTTCGGGGCGACAAGACGTGGCAGACGCTCGACAAGTCAGCGGTTGGACTAGCGAACGTGGACAACACCAGTGATGCCAACAAGCCCGTCAGCACCGCAACGCAGACGGCCCTAAACGGCAAAGCCAATACCTCGCACGGCCACGCGGAATCCGATGTGACGAACCTGACGACGGACCTTGCCGCCAAGGTGCCGACCAGCCGCACGGTGAACGGCCATGCTTTGAGCGGGGATGTAAGCGTCACTGCATCCGATGTCGGCCTGGGCAGCGTGGAGAACACCGCTCTCTCTTCATGGGCAGGGAGCACGAGCATAACCACGCTCGGTACCGTGACCGATGGCAGTTTCCCCTGGGCGAACGTCTCTGGTAAGCCCCCGACGTATGCGCCGTCCAGCCATGCGAATACGCATCAGAACGCTGGCGGCGATGAGGTTGCCACGGCAACGCCCGGCCCCAACGCCATCCCGAAGGCCGGAGCGGGCGGCACGCTGGACGACGGCTGGCTTTCCAACACTTGGGCAAAAACGACCACCCCGGCCGCCAGCGGCACGGCGCCCAATTGGGCGTCTCAGGTGCTTAACATCCCGCTGGCATCTGCTTCGGGCGTCACCGCCGGAGTGATCTCCAAGGCCAATTACGACACCTTCAATGGCAAAGCTGGTACCGGCTCGTGTACCAACCAGGTGGTGACCGCGACGAATACGGGTGCCCCCACCTGCACGACTGTCACATCCTCTTACGTGGACACCTCAATCGCAAAAACCGGCACCGACATCAACACCAGCAATCAGGTGACGGCCACGCACCTGTCTTCTCCGCTGCCGACCAGTCAGGGAGGCACGGGCGCCAACAATGCGGCAACCGCCGGGCGCTACCTGAAGGGTGACGGCAGCAACTTCGTGACCAGCAGCGGGTCCGCATCGGGCACCGGTTCATGCACCAGTCAGGTTGTCACGGGCCTGAATTCCGACGCCGCGCCCACCTGCGCTTCAGTCAGCAATGCGATGCTGGCCAGCGGGTCGTACACCAAGGGTTTGTACCATGCATCCTGCACCGGGACCTTCACGAGTTCGACGACGGTTTACATGCCGGGCTTTGGCGGCAGCGCGACCACCTGTACGACGACAACCGCCGCTGGCGGTATGCCGGCCGTGAATGCAGGAACGATCAAGAACCTGCAAGCCAAGGCCAGCGCAGCGGCCAAGAACGGCAGTGATGGCGTAATCACGATCCTGAAAAACGGGAGTAGCACCGGCATCACCTGCACCATGGGCACCGGCACGGCCTGCAGCGACACAACGCACAGCGCGTCCGTCGCGGCTGGAGACGTGCTCACGATCACAGTTACGACGGCGGGCAGCGAGACGCTGGCTAACCTGAACATCGCATTTGAGCTGTGGAATTGAACGCCAGCGCCTGAATCAGACCCGTGGAATTGGCGCAATGAAGCTGCCTGACCCAACGCGGGCCATCGAGGCCCAGGAAGAGGACGTGCTGCTGGCCATGTGCGTCTTCGGGGAAGCCCGGGGGCAGTGCGACGAGGCGAAGCTCGGCGTGGCGAACGTAGTGCGTACCCGGACGAAGGATGCGCGGCGCCGCTATGGACACAGTTGGAGCGGTGTCATCCTGCGGCCACTGGCTTTCTCCTGTTTCAACCGGATGGATGTAAACCGGAAAAAGCTGTTGTGCCCGTTGGACTGGGAGAGGCCCGAGGTTTGGCAGGCTTGCTGGGAGATCGCCCGCAAGGTCTACGCAGGCATTGAGCCCGATAACACGCAGGCCGCCACGCACTACTACGATGACAGCCTTGTCCGCCGCGGCGGACATCCGCCTTTTTGGGCCGGGCGGATGACTTCGACCGTGAAAATCGGCCCGCTCAACTTCTTCCGGGAAAACTGAAACCGCCCCGGCGTCCCCGAATTCGAGCGTGCCGGGGCAGCCTTCCGCCAAAATGTCCGCCGCACAACCGCTTCCGATCTGGCTGGATGCCGCCCTGCCGGAGCCATTGGCTGAAATGGAAGCGTCTCTGAACGCACGGGTAATCGGCCAACCTGTCGCGATCTCACATGTGGTCCGCGCCATAGCCCGTTACCGCGCCGGACTGGCGGGCCTTGAGCGCCCGGTTGCGGCTTTCCTATTGCTCGGACCTACGGGCACCGGCAAGACGCTCACCGCCGAAGCCCTGGCGGAAACCCTGCATGGCACAGCCGCGGCGATCCTGAAGGTCCACTGTGCCGAGTTTCGTAGCGAACACGAGCTGGCGCGGCTGAAGGGCTCCCCGCCCGGATATGTCGGCTGGAAGGAATGCGTGCCTCTCTTGCATGAGACCAAGCTGCGCGAGACGCGCGTCTGCGACACGCTGGCGGTCGTGTTGTTCGACGAAGCGGAAAAGGCGCATCCGGCCTTGTGGGACTTGCTGCTAGGCTTGCTCGACAAGGGTGAGGTTGTTCTTAACGACAACACGCGCGCGGATTTCCGCCGCACGATTGTCTTCCTGACCGGCAACGCAGGCGCGCGGGAGATGGCCGATCGGCTGTCCGGCGGCTACGGCTTCTCGGCCGGAACCCCGCACGCCCGAATCGGGCAGGGTGGGGCCGCGGCCGTCCCGCTGGAAGGCATTGCCTCGCGGGCCGTAGATCGACTGTTTTCGCCGGAGTTTCGCAATCGGCTTACCGGCATGCTCACCTACCGGCCGCTGGACTTCGAGCAGGTGACTGCCATCTGTGCACTCGAACTGAAGCAGCTCTCGGCGCGCCTGGCTGCCCGTGAACACGGGCCGGTCAGGTTGTCGGTCTCGCCGGCGGCGCTCCGGCGCGTCGCGCGCGACGGCTACGACCCGCGCTGCGGCGCCCGGCACGTGAAACGGGCCATTGAGCGTTTGGTCGAGGAACCGCTCGCCAATATCCTGGCCGCCGGGCGGGTCGCCTCCGGCGCCACAGTTACGGTCTGCGACGGAGACACGCTTCGCTTTCATTCCGCGGCATGCGCCGGAGATTGAGCGCCCGGGCGCCCGTGGGCGCCTCTATGAACGCCTCAACGTGACAACTATGGACCAGCTAATCGAACAACGGCTTGCGGTCATAGAAACGGTCGTGGTGCGGCTGGAAGAGCGCCTGTTCGGCAACGGCCAGCCGGGCGAGATTGCGCAGCTCAAGCGGCGGGTCCGCAACCTGGAATCCTGGTTCTGGCGGGCAGCGGGAGCCGGCGGCGTGTTGCTGGCCTTGCTGCAATTGCTCGCTCACTCCTC